AAAGTAAAGAATTGGGATCCTGATCCTTTAAATGGTCTTACTGTACTAAAAGGAGATCTTGATAAATGGTATGATGCTGATCCACTTATTCAAGAGCATCAAGCTAAAATAGCACACCAAGAAGAAATAGTTAGTATCTTAAAAGAGATATTAGATAATATTAAATGGCGCCATCAAAATATTAAGAATATGATTGAGTGGAGAAAATTTACTAGTGGCATATAAAATATACGATCACAAATTTGAATGGAAGGGAAATTTCAGATACGCGCGTACGTGTATAGAACAAGCATTAAAACAAATCGATTATCCAGAAGATCTTAATATATTTAATCATACAGATTTAACCCAGATGAATTATTCTAATGTATTATTTGTTAAGCCTACAGCACCCACCTCAAAACATTTTGCAATAGATACCATTGGGTATGCTAATAGTTCTAAGTTGGCTTTTGAAGAACCAATGGAATATGAATCTATGTATTCATACCTAAATCCCAATAATAATATGGATTGGAGTAAAATCGTCTCATTAATTGATCGAAGGTCTAATAAATGGGACGATTCTATACTATTGAAATGGAGAAAAGCTAAAGCTGTACCAAAGGATCATATATTAGTTATTGGCCAAATGCCTGAAGATGAAACAGTAAAAGGATTTGGATTAGGTGGGCATTTAGAAAAGCTTAAATTAATAGTAGAAAGATTAACTGCACAGGTAACAGAATTTCCAATCGTAGTAAAGACCCATCCTAAATTTAAACTTGATCTAAAGACAAAAGAAAAATGGATATCTCGTGGTGTAGATGTAAGAGTAGGATTCGAATCAATACATGATTTCCTCCCGTACACACGTGTAGCTATAATAGATAATAGTACTGCAGGAATAGAATGCTTAATGCATGAGGTTCCTATTATATCACATGGTTGGCCAGAGTATCATTGGGTAACTAAAAAATTACAAGTATTAACACAACTACCTTCTTTAGTTAATAATTTAGAATGGCACGAAAAAGAAAGAGCTAAGAAATTCATATATTGGTATATAAATGATTACCTTTGTCATGATGTTAAAAGCACAGTAAATAGGTTAAATGGAATCTTTAACAGTTAAAAAAATTAACGAAACTTTCCTAGAAATAGAATGCGAGGCCTCTACAGAAAGAGAGCTCTCAGAGCATTTTTGTTTTTATGTACCTGGATATAAGTTTATGCCAGCTTATAGGAATCGTATGTGGGATGGAAAGATAAGATTATTTAACCATAGAACTAAGACTTTATATTGTGGATTGTACAATTATCTTGAAGAATTTGCTGAAGAAAGGGACTATACTATTGTAAATGAAGGCCCAATTATTCAAGAATATGATGAAAAACTATTAGAAGAAACATTAAAAGAATGCACTTTAACTGTAAATAAGGCCAATATATCACCAAGGGTATACCAATTAGAAGCCCTTAGGCACGCGCTACGGAGCTCAAAATCACTGTTATTATCACCTACTGCATCAGGAAAGAGTTTAATCATATATTTAGCTGTAAGACACTTCTTAAGATATAACAAAGAAAAAGTATTAATTATTGTACCCACAACATCATTAGTTGAACAGATGTATTATGATTTTGGAGATTATTCTTATAAAGATCCTAACTTTGAAACCCAGATTGATTGCCATAGGGTTTATGCAGGTAAAGAAAAATTTAACGTAGAACCTAGAGTTATAATAAGTACTTGGCAATCTGTACATAGGTTACCAAAAGAATGGTTCAAGGAATATGGTATGGTTATAGGAGATGAAGCACACAATTTTAAAGCCAAATCTCTTACTTCTATAATGGAGAAATGCTCTAATGCTAAATATAGAACAGGAACTACTGGTACACTAGATGGAACACAAACCCACCAATTAGTATTAGAAGGTTTATTTGGACCAGTATATAAAGTCACTACTTCAAAAGATCTTATGGATTCTGGTGACTTAGCTCAAATGAATATAGATGTTATACTTCTTAAATACAAGGAGGAATATTGCAAGGTTATATCCAAGCTCAAATATCAAGATGAATTAGATTTCATTGTTGGATACGCCCCGCGCAATAATTTTATAGCTAATCTCGCGATTGATCAGAAAGGTAATACCCTAATCTTATTTAATTATGTAGAGAAACACGGTAAACCCTTGCACAATTTATTAAAGGACAAGGCAGATAAAAAGAGAAAATTGTTCTATGTTTCAGGTGAAACTCATGTCGATACAAGAGAAAAAATAAGATCTATTACTGAAAAAGAAAATGATGCTATTATTGTTGCTTCACTAGGTACGTTCTCAACTGGCATAAATATAAAGAGACTACACAATTTAATATTTGCATCACCATCCAAATCACAAATAAGAGTATTACAATCAATAGGAAGAGGGCTTCGTGTAAGTGGAGATGATATAAATACTAATGTATATGATATAGCAGATGACCTTCATTGGAAAGCCAAGAAGAATTATACGCTCAACCATGCAGCTGAAAGAATTAAAATATATTCAAAAGAAAAGTTTAAATACGGAATTTTCGAGGTAAATATATAAATGGAAGAGAAAATAAACATACGACAGTTCAAGCTAATGAATGGTGAAGAAATCATCGCATTAGTAATGCAAAAAGAACCTAAGGCTTATATCATAGAAAGACCCTTTGTAATTAAATCTAATATTATTGGCGGATTTGCAATCTTTCCATGGTTTCCCTTCTCAGGACAAAAGATCTTTAAGATATCAAATAACCACATCTTGCATCACGTCGAAATCGTCGATGAGCTTAAGACAGAATATATAAGATTAGCAGCACATCATATGAAACCTAAATTGACGGAGATAGATAGAATGAACCCTGAGGAGCTGTTAACGGACTTTGAGGACTTCATTAATGATATGGATCCTGAAGAAATTGAATATGAGGATAATGTTATACCATTCCCTAAACCAGAGGATATTATTCATTAGTACTCTCTCTGTCCTGGGGACACTATACTATTATATCATAAAAATGATGATTTGTAAACCTTTTTTTGCAAATTTTATAAAATAAATTAGTTTACATTTGCCAAAAAATGTGGTATAATAGACTATACATAATGGAGATAAATTATGGTAACTGAAGCGAAAAAGAAACCTCATTATATTAATAATAGAGATTTTAGTCTAGCAGTAGTTGATTACGTCAACTTAGCTAATAAAGCAAAGGCAAAAGATAAACCAGTTCCAATAGTAACTGATTATATTGCAACCTGCTTTATAAAGATTGCGGAGGGATTGAGCCATCGGCCAAATTTTGTACGATATACGTATAGAGAAGAAATGGTAATGGATGGGGTAGAAAATTGTCTAAGAGCAATTAATAATTATAAGATCGAAACGGCTACACGTACTGGTAAGCCAAATGCATTTTCCTATTTTACTCAGATTGTTTACTTTGCTTTTATCAGAAGGATAACCAAAGAAAAGAAACAACAAGATATTAAGATGAGATATATCGAGAGAATGGGAATCGATGATTTCACTGCTATGGGTATGGATGATTCAGGTGCAGCAGAAACTATGGCTTATGTTGATACACTTCGGGAAAGAATATCTAAAGTAAGGCATGTCGATAAGAAAATTAAAACCTTTGAGAAAATAGAAAAGAAAAAAGAGAAAGAGAAATTAGAACTCTTTATGGGATAATTATGAAAAGAATGACTACAGCAAAAAAGGCTCAGGCAAATAGACTAACTGCTAAAAGAACAAGAAAGGATTTAAAAAGACGATCCCACGTAAGAGCATTAAAACTCATTGGTAATAAAATTAATAGATCTAGAAAACAAATTGAGAAATTAATGTACCTTAAGAAGAAATATGGCCAAATATGAAAATAGCTATATTAAATGACACACATTGCGGTGTCAGAAATTCGTCAGATATATTTTTAAAGTATCAAGAAAGATTCTATGAGGAAATATTCTTTCCGTATCTAAAAGAACACAATATTAAAAATATCCTGCACCTAGGAGACTGTTATGAACACAGGAAGTTCGTTAACTTTAAAGCGCTTAATGCTAATCGTAAGCATTTTCTTGAGCCTATGCGTGATGCAGGGATTGCCATGGATATTATACCCGGAAATCATGACGTGTTCTACAAAAACACCAACGAACTTTGTAGCCTCAAAGAACTGTTAGGGTATTTTACCAGTAATGTAAATATTATTATGAAACCTACTGTGTTGGATTATGATGGACTTGGAGTCGCAGTTATTCCATGGATTAATAATGGAAACTATAATGAATACACAGACTTTATTTTAAAATGTAAAGCAGATATTCTTGGAGCTCATTTAGAATTAAAAGGATTTGATATGATGCCCGGCATTACCAATCCACATGGAATGAATGCAGATATATTTTCAAGATTTGAAACAGTACTCTCAGGACATTTCCACACTAAATCATCTCAAGGCAATGTACATTATCTAGGA